ACAGGTAGGAAAAATTAGAGCAAGGCAATTGAGTAATGGAGAGCCTGTAACTGAAAGCACAATCAAGAGAATGTTTAGCTTTTTAAGTAGAGCAGAAACATATTATGATGCTGGAGATAAAGAGTCTTGTGGATATATATCTTATTTGCTATGGGGAGGCAAGTCTGCTAAGACATGGGCAGAGTCAAAGCTCAAGCAAATAGAAAGAGAGGATCTTGCAAGTATGGTTATTGATGAGGATTTTGCAATTATTGATGATAGACTTGCTTATGCCTCAAAAGCAATGGCAGAGAAAGCAGCCAAAGATGTGGGAGTTGAGGGAATCCATGAGCATGAATATGAAGGAAAGACTTGGTTTATGGTTGGAAAAACTCATCAAGTAGATATGTATAAAAAATGTCCTCCTGGATTTGAAAAGAAGGATGGCAAATGTGTTAAAAAAAAAAGTAAATACGCAGAGGTAGGTCCGAAAGGGGGAGTAAAGAGAAGTAAGAAAGCTCCTAAGAGTGATACACCAAATAAAAACCCTAAAGGAAAGGGAAGTGCCAAAGGGGATGCTAAGTCAAGCAGAGGAGCAAAAGTAAGCAAGGCTGATGAGGCAAGTCTTAAAAAGAAAAGTGATGAGTTCAATGAGAGATACAAAAAAAAGCTTGGATATGGTGCTAATGTGGGTGCATTAAAAAGCGTATTTCAAAGAGGATTGGGAGCATATAATACAAGCCACAGCCCAAATGTAAATAGTTCAAGACAATGGGCAATGGCAAGAGTAAACGCTTTTCTTTATTTGATTAAAAATGGCAGACCACAGAACCCTAAATATACAACGGATTACGATTTACTTCCAGCTAAACATCCAAAAAGCCCAAAGAAATGAGAAAAAAAAAGATAAAAGAAACTAAGGCAAAAACAAGCCCTAAAGGAGGCAAGAGAGGCTGTCTATGCAAGGATAACACATATTCATCTAAGTGCTGTGATGGATCCCTAAATGCTCAAGGCATAGGAAAAATTTAAGTGAATTTACAACAAGACGAAATAACTGCGGTTATATAGGTAAAGCATAATATATTATACCATGAAGGAAAACAAAATTTTAAATAAAGTGAGAACACTTTTAGGGATGGAGATTAATCTTGAGCAACGTAAATTAGAGGATGGTCAAACAATTGTTGAGGCTGAATCTTTTGAGAAAGGAGAAGAGATAATGATTGTAACTGAAGATGAGCAAAAAATTGCTTTGCCTGTTGGAGAGTACAAAATGGAGTCAGGAGAAATGTTGAAGATACGTGAGGAAGGAATCATTGATGAGGTTATGGCTGAAGAGAAAGAGGAAGAGAAAGAAGAGGTTGAGGAAGCAAAGAAGGAAGAGGAGTATAAAGAAGAGGAAGAGGTTGAGGCATCAGTTGAGGAAGCCAAGCCAATCAAGAAAACAGTTGAGTCAATAGTTAAAGAAACTTTCTTCTCTGAAATGGAAGAGCTAAAGAAAGAGAATGATGAGCTAAAGGCAGAGATTGAAATGCTATCTAAAGAGCCTGTAGAGGAATCTAAAGAAGAAAAGACTGAGGAAGTCCAGGAGCAAGTTGAACTATCTGAGGAAGAAAAATCTGAAGAGGTTGAGGCTGCTGCTAAACCTATTGTACACAATCCTGAGAACAAAAATGTCAAGGTAGGCAAAACAATAAGCCCTAACCGAAGAAAGACAATCATGGATACTGTGCTTTCAAAAATAAATAACGCAAATAATAATTAATAATTTAAATATCAAGTATGGCTAATACCGTAACAGGAAGCACTTATGCTGGAGATTTCGCGGGCAATTTTGTCGCCGCAGCTCTTTTAAGCGCACCTACAATTGAATCAGGTTTAATTACTGTTTTACCTAACATTCACTATAAAAGAGTGATGAAAAAAATCAGTACAACTGGAAATGTCTTAGTTAATGCAACGTGCGACTTTGACCACAATATGGATGTTGATGTTGCCGAGAGAGTTCTTACGTTAAAAGAAGTACAATCAAACGTACAACTTTGTAAGAAAGACTATCATCAAGATTGGATTGCTGCACAAGCTGGATACTCTGCTTATGAGGATCTTCCAGCAGACTTTAAATCATTCATGTTGGCTCATGTGGCTGGAATGGTTGCTGCATCTCTTGAAACTTCTATTTGGGAAGGAGCGTCAGGCACAAGCGGACAGTTTGATGGCTTAGTTACTTTGGCTTTAGCTGATGCAACTGTTGTTGATGTTGCCTCACATGCTGCTGTGACATCTGCGAATGTTATCGATAAGTTAGGATCCATCGTCGATGCTATTAATAGCAATGTGTATGGTTCAGAAGATTTGACTATCTACGTTTCAAGAAATATCGCTAAGGCTTATGTTAGAGCTTTGGGCGGTTTCTCCGTACCTGCAACTTCAAACGCTGGTATTGACAACAAAGGAACACAATGGTTCTCTAATGGAGCTTTGACTTTTGATGGTATCCCTGTTGTTGTTGCTGCTGGAATGGCTGATGATACTGCAATGGCTGCTCAGACTTCAAACTTATTCTTCGGATGTGGTTTGTTAAGTGATGTTACTGCTGACGCTAAATATATTGACATGGCTGAAATCGATGGATCTCAGAATTGTCGCATTATTTATCGCCTATCTGCTGGAGTTCAATATGCAATTGGTTCGGACATTGTCCTTTATCACGCATAATATTTTTTAATCAGAATACTTAAAGGGGGAGGTCAAATGCCTTTCCCTTTTTTATTCATAAACACCTTATAATCAATGAGTTGCGATATTACAAATGGACGAGTAGAGGAGTGCAAAGATTCCGTATCGGGTCTTAAAGCCATCTATTTTGCCAATTTCGACGATTTGGATACTGATAACATAACATACGATGCCACAAATACTGATACAGTTGATGCGTGGGTACCGGCTACTATTTTATCTTTGTTCAAATACGAATTAAAATCAAATGAGAATAGCTTTACAACGGCTGTTCAAACTTCACGAGACAACGGTACAACATTCTTTGAGCAGACTTTGGCTATTTCTTTAAAGAAACAAGACCAGGCTATGCACAAAAATATCAAGCTTTTAGCGTATGGGCGACCAAGAATTATTGTTCGCACTATGACTGACCAATTCTTTCTTATGGGATTGGCTCAAGGCTGTGATACGACTGCCGGCGAGATATCTTCAGGGGCTGCCCTCGGTGACTTCAACGGCTATAAATTAACGTTCGTCGCCAGCGAGGTGCTTCCAGCCAATTTTATTGATGTTTCTTCAGAAGCAACTTTAAAAACTGCTTTTGCTACAGGAGCTGGAGAGGATGCTACAATTGTAACAGCATAAAGGTTTTTTATTCCTTTCTATAAATTAGGCACTTTTCGGAGTGCCTTTTTTTGTTTACATTCGTAAAATAAAAACAAATCAAAAAAAAGTAGGTTATATAGATAGATGATTATATTGCAACAAATAGGAGCAGAGCAGACTTTTAGGTTTATACCAAGAAGTCAAACCTATGATGGTCTATTCATAACTGACGACCAAACCAATACGGAGGTACAGGTAACCATTGCAAGTAGTGTTCAAGGGGATTACTATGATTCAATCAATGCTACTTTCTCTTTATTGCAAAATCATTTTTATAACCTGGAGGTAAGGAATGGATCCACAGTAGTATACAAGGATAAGATTTTTTGCACCAATCAATCAGTAGATTCATATTCGATTAATGATGGTAAATTCACAAGTCAGGCATCGGATAACCAATTTATAATTTATGAGTAAGGATGTACATATTTTAGAGTTAGCAGCCTATGAAGCTCCTGTGATATCAGAGAGCAAGAAAGACGATTACGTTTCGTTTGGCGACGATAACAATTATTTCCAATTTTTGATAGACTGCTATACCAACAGCACAACGCAGAATGCAATTGTCAACAATGTTAATCGTTTGGTCTATGGTAAAGGACTTACAGCAAGTAATGCAAGTAAGAAACCAAATGAGTATGCTTCAATGGTATCCTTATTTCCAAAGCAAGATGTGAGAAACATGGTTAATGACTTAAAGCTTTTAGGTCAATGTGCCATGCAAATAATCTATTCTAAGGATAGAACAAAGATAGCTCAAGTCCATCACATGCCTGTTCAATTATTACGTGCCGAGAAGTGCAACGAAGAGGGCAAGATTGAGGCTTACTATTATTCTGATAATTGGCAAGACATTAAAAACTATCAACCAAAGAGGATCCCAGCTTTTGGAATGTCATCGGAGGACATCGAAATACTTTACATCAAGCCCTATAGTGTCGGATTAAAGTACTATGCTTTACCCGATTACATCGGTGCGATTCCCTATGCTACTCTCGAGGAGTCGATTAGTGAATATCTTATCAACGAGGTCAATAATGGGTTCAGCTCGCGGTCCGTCGTAAACTTCAATAATGGCGCTCCATCGGAGGAACAACAAAGAATGATTAAAAGCAAAATCATGCAGTCGTTGACAGGAACTCAAGGAGAGAAGGTCATTGTTTCGTTCAATTCAAATGCAGACTCCAAGACGACAGTTGATGCGATGCCGGTAAATGATGCGCCTGACTTATACTCTACGTTGTCAGAAGAATGCTTAAGAAAGATTATGCTTGGTCACAATGTTACATCTCCGTTATTGTTCGGAATAGCATCAACCAATGGATTCAGCTCTAACGCAGACGAGCTTAAAAACTCATACATTTTGTTTGAGAACATGGTAATTCAGCCCATGAGAATGCTTATCCTGGATGCAGTAGAGCAAGTATTGGCATTCAATGGAATGGCTTTGAATGTACATTTTGAAGAATTACAACCATTGACAGCATCAGGCGACCTTACTAAGACTGATGAAGCTGAAGATATCATCAATGGAATAAACAGCCTGTCGCCGTTAGTTGCAAACAAGGTATTGGAGAACATGAGTCCTGAAGAGATACGCTCTGTAATCGGCTTAAAAGGCAGTTACACAAGACCAGCAGTTGCTTTACATAAAGACTTTACTGACCAAGAAGGAAATCAGATGCTTGAGAACTTGGATGGAGAGGCAATGGGAGAGGCTTGGGAGCTTATAGATGAGAGAGAGCTTGATGATGATAACATTGAGCTTGATGATTGGATCCAGGAACATGATAAGAAAGGTAAAAGCACTTTGCAGAAATTGTCTGATGTGATAAAGAGTTTTCCAAGCAGAAGTAGTTATTTGGATAAGTCAATCTACAAGGTAAGATATAGATATAATGAAAGATATAGCAGCCCAAATACAAGGGATTTTTGTAAGCAGATGATGACAAGAACCAAGAATGGAGTTGTATATAGGCTTGAGGATATTGACAAGGCATCAAGAGCTGGAGTAAATAGTTCATTTGGGCATAAAGGTCAAGCGTATGATTTATTTAAATTTAAAGGCGGTGTCAATTGCGGTCATTATTGGAGTGAGCAACTGTATCGATTGAAGAAGAAAAAAGATGGATCCTATTATGAGGACAAATCTTTGAGCAGTAGTGCAGAGGTTAAGTCAATTCCAAAGAGTTACAAGCCATCTCCTTATGGAAATGCAAAAAGCAAGATAGCTCCAAAGGATATGCCAAATAATGGACATCACCCAAATTATAAAGGATAAGAAATGGCAAAGGCATTATTAATAACAAGACAGGACATTGTGCGATTCACATCAATGAATGGGAATATTGACACGGATACGTTTATACAGTACATCAGCACATCTCAAGATATAGAAATTCAGCAGATGCTTGGAACTGACTTATTAGAAAAGATCCAGGCTGAGATAGTTGCTGGAACATTGGCAAATCCATACTTGGCTTTATTGACTGATTATATCAAGCCATGTTTAATCCATTTTGCTTTTGCTCGTTATCTCCCAAATGGTGCTTATACTGTATCGCAAAAAGGTATTTATAAACACAATTCAGAGAATAGTGATACAGCATCAAAGGAGGAGATTGATTACTTACAAGGAACAGCTATGCAAACAGCAATGAATTACAAGCAGAGATTTGTCGATTATATGTGTTTTAACTCTGCAAGTTTTCCTGAATATACATCCAATTCAAACGGCGACGTTTATCCTGATAATGATATTAACTTTACAGGATGGGTAATATGAGGTATAAGACCAAGAAAACAAATGAAGAGAAGTTGAAACTGTATTTAAAAAAATTAGAAAATGGCAGACATAAAGATAAGCGCACTAACGGCAAAAGGAGCTAACCTTAGCTCAACGGATAGACTTGCAATAGCAGAAGTCGGTGGTGGTTCTTTTAATAGTAAGCACGTTACTGGAGCAGAAATAATTACGGCTGCTAATTTAGTTACTGCAAGAGCAGTATCAACGACATCCCACACTTTAGCTTTAGCAGATGCACATAAGTTTATTCAATTTGACAATGGTAGTGCAATAGCAGTTACTATTCCTACAAATGCATCAGTTGCTTTTTCTACAGGAACACAAATATTATTTAGTCAGCACGGAGCTGGTCAAGTAACATTTGCTGCTGCTGGAGGTGTTACAGTAAACGCCGCTGGTGGTAAATTAAAAAC